CTCCTCGATGTCGTAGCCGGTGGCCTCGACCACCTTGCGCCGTGAGGTGATGCCGGCCTCCATCGCCAGCACCTGCGCCTGGATGTCCTTCAGCGGATCGACCCAGTCCCAGCGCGGCGGGATCCATTGGACAGGTCGCACCTTCGCCGGATCGGCGTCGAGCCCGCCCGACAGCACCGCCGTCTCCAGCCAGCGCAGCCAGATGGGGCGGCAAAGCTGATGGGCCATGACCCCGTGCTGCAACTGACCAATGCGGCGGCGGAACTCGACAAGCTCCGCCCTCAGGCTCGAGTAGTTCGCCTGGCGCACATCGCCGGTGACAAGGTGATAGGGCAGCCCCAGCGAGGCCGAGACCGCCAGCAGCGTGCGATACTGGAACGCCTCGTAGCCGCCGCCGACATCCGCCGGCGACGAGAACTTCACGTCCTCGCCCGGCAGCAGCACCTGCATGGTCCCCGGCTCGAGGCTCGCGATGGCGGCCCCATCACTGTCTGCCTCGCCCTCTCCCATCATCGGGTCTTCCGGAGCGGTCTTGGTGATGAAGCCCGCGAACATCGCCGCGGTCTTCTTCCGGTCGAGCTCCGCGTCGTCGTACTGGTCGAGCAGGAACAGCCGCACCATCGCCGGCGCGATATGCGGCAGCCCCCGGATCTGGCCCGCGTCGATGGGCCGGTAGATGTGCAGCACATCGGCCGCCGGCACGCGCACAGTGTCTGGCACGGCCACCCGCTGATCCGTGCTGTCCCCTGGATGGCGCCGGCGGAAGTGATAGGCCACCCGTCGCCCGATCAGATCGAACTCGATCCCGCAGCGGATGCGGTTACCGTTCGGATCCGTCTGCGTCTTCTCGAAGGGCAGCATCTCCGATTGCAGGAGTTGCAGCTGCAGCGGCACCAGCAGCCCGTCTTCCGCCCGGCGCGGGCGCAGCCGGACGAAGCACTCACCCGCCACGAACATCTCGCGCGCGACCATGGCCTGCAGACCATAGAAGTCCGTCAGACCGTCCGCGTCGGCCTCATCGGTCCAGGCAAGCCAGAGCCGCTGCACCCGGTCGCGCAGATCGGCGTCTCCGATCAGCGAGGACGGCTTGATCCCGTCGCCGACAAGGTTCGCCGCGAAGGCTTCGCAGGCGTTGGCGGCATAGCCGTTGGTCACCACCAGCTCGCGGGCCCGCGCCAGGAGCCGCGGGCCGCCGGAGGCGACCAGCGCGTTGATGTTCTCGAGCGGCGGGTTCCATCCGCGCAGTCGCCGCTTCGCCATGGCGCCTTCGAGACGGGCGCGCACGGCAGCGGGGCCGCCGGTGGTCCGACGGCGAAAGCGGTCGAATAGGCCCATCGATCAGAGCCCCTTCGCCGTCGCCACGCGGACCTGCCGGACAATCCGACGTCCCTCGGCCGCGGCGATCTCGCGATCCAGCGCCTCGATGGCCCGGTCGATTTCGGCCACGCTGCGATAGTCGACCGTCTTGCCATCATAGCTGACCCGCGCCACCCCCGAGGACCGCTGTGCGGTCAGCGCGTCACGGCGGGCGCGGAGGGTTGCTGGATCGGACATGAACACTTCCTCGAGTGCGCCGTTGACATATGCGCCATTGACGCACATGAAGCGGCATGAGCATCGTGACTGTGGCCGAAACGCCGGAGTTCCAACGTCGCGCGCGCGCCATCATGAGCGATGAGGAACGCCTGGCGCTGATCGATTTCATCGCCCGCAACCCCACAGCCGGGGTCTCGATCGGTGGAGGCATACGCAAGGTGCGCTTCGCACGCGACGGCGGCGGCAAGAGCGGCGACTATCGTGTTGTCCATTTCTACAGTGGCGACGACGACATGCCGATCTTTCTGATCACGGTCTTCGCCAAGAACGAGAAGGCCAATCTGACCAAGGCCGAGGCAGAGGCGGTCAAAGCCCTCGGCAAGATGCTTGCCGAAAGTTACAGGAGATCAAGATGAGCGACGCATTCAAGAGCATCGAACAAGGCCTCAAGGAAGCTATTGCCCATGCCCGAGGCCATGCAGCCGTCACGATCCACGAGATCGAGATCCCCGACGCGGACGTCCAGGCCATTCGGGCCCGCACCGGCCTGTCACAGGCCGAATTCGCCAAGAGCATCGGCGTGAAGAAGTCCACACTCCTGAACTGGGAACAGCACCGTCGGTCGCCGGACGGGCCGGCGCGTGTCCTGCTTGCCTTGATCGACAAGGATCCAGATATCGTTCAGCGCACCCTGACGCGCTGAAACTCACCCCTGCAACGCCGTCACACGGTCCTCCGCCGTGGCGTCAACGGCGTCAGCCCTATCCTGCAATCCCGCCACCCCCGAGGACCGCTGCGCGGTCAGCGCGTCACGGCGGGCGCGCAACTGCTGCATCATCATCGGCCCTCCCCGATCTTGACCTCACAGATTACCCACAGCCCCAGCACAGCCGACACGCCTTGGTATGTGGACAGCAGCAGCGACCCGGCCGGAACCCCCTGTCATATCGAAAGAGTTCTCGACCCGCTGCCTGTGGACAAGTATGTGGATAGCGTGTGATCGGATTGTGGCTTTGCCTAGCCCTCACCGCTCCTTCTCTGCTCAGGAGCGTCAATCCAGTCTCGCACTTTGCTTCAACGCAAACTGGGCGCCCTCGCCGGCGCCCATTTTTTTTCCAAAGCTCGAACCATGACGCCCCGCTTGAGGCAAACGGCGAGACGCGCCCATGTCAGGTTTGGACAACAGGCCCAACCTAACGGTCGAATTGACAAGATGATGTATAGGGGCGACCGTCAGGTAACACGATATGGGACTGCGACTCGCCTTGCCTCGCGGCGCCGTCTCTGCCTGCTCTAGGGGGCGCCGTGCCCCATATCGTGTTCCCTGCGTAACTTGGGCGATGCTTCGGCATCGCTCTTTTTTTGTCGCAGTACGACGCGCACTCGGATCCTCGCCTCACCGCAAATCCGAAGGCAAAGCCCGCCGTTGCTCTGTGGATATGTCCTCGGACTCACCAGCGTCAAGCCTGTTGTCGGTCCCCGCGCTCCCTTATTCCGGGCTCATCCCATGTATGCCGATCTTGCCACACGTCGTCGTCCAGAGGGCATCAGCGAACGGGTGGTTTGTCGCCCTCGTGGAGACGATGGACTGGCCTCGGGTCCCTTCTGTGTCGCCACCCCGAGTTGCGCTTCCAGCTCTGCCCACCGCGGCTCTGACCAGCGATCCACGCCAAGAATCCAGGCGGCCGCGCGGGCATAGACCCGGGTGTCGAGCGCCTCGTTGCGCTCGCGAAGCTTCTGCCATTCGAGCTTGGTGAAGCCGCGCTTGGTCTTGAGCGTGACCAGCTGCTCGGCCGTCAACTGTTTCAGCCACTCGGCATCGACCCAGCCCGGCAGATGCACCGTTCCCGGCGGGAACGAGGCACCTGCGGTGATTTCTTCGGGCGTCGGGCGGTCCTGACGCAGAAAGCGATAAGTCTCGGCCTTGAAGGTCGATGTCGCCACCGACCAGAGCCGCGCGCCGCGGCGCAGGCGCTTGCCGCCGATGGTCGCATCGACATAGGTCGGCCCCGTCACAGGGCTCGCGCGATTGAAGCCCTCAAGCCCCTTGACCGGGGCCACCTGTGCAAACCCGACCTGCCGCGCCCAAGCGTAGACGGCCGCCGTTTCGTAGCCCGTGTCGATGGCGAGCCGCGCGACGGTCTTCGGTGTGCCGCCGGCATGCTGCCAGGTTCGACCCAGAAGGTCCGTCAGCTTCCGCCAGCACGCCGGATCGCCCGGGCCGCCCTCGATCACAATGTGATCGATGAGCCAGCTTTGCAGCCCCCTGCCCCAAGCCCAGACATCGACCTCGATGCGGTCCTTCTGGACATCGGCTCCCGCCGTCAGGAAGAGGCCACGCGCAGGCACCGAGCCCGCGGGCCAGTCCTCCTTCAGCCCCTGCAAACGCTGCCAGTCCGGCGCCTCACCGCTTTCCATCCAGGTCTCACCCAGCGAGGTGTTGACGAAGGTCTTCATCGTCTCGTCCCCGCCCGCGCGCGCCGACAGAAACGCCTTGGCCATGGCCTCGAGCCGCACCCATGGCGAATAGATCTCGTTCAGATGGAACCCGGCCGTTCCGTTGAACGGCGCCTCCGCGATCCAGCGCCCCTTCGAGATCGCCGCCCAGCGGGTCTCATCCGTCCATGGCACGTCGCAGTCCGCGCAGTGGTAGCGGGCGGTTTCCGGGCGGTGGCCGCCGGCCTCATCCTTCGCCCATTTGACCTGTTCCCAGATCAGGATCTGCTCAAGGCCGCAGTTGGGGCACGGCACCCAGAACCGGCGCTGGTCGCTTTCCTCGAAGGCCGCCTCGATCCGGCTCGACCCCTTGTTCGTCGGCGTCGAGACCAGCACGATCTTCCGGTTCCAGAAGGTCACCGTCCTTTTTTTCGCGAGATTGACCGGATCACCCTCGGCCCCCGCGCTGAAGGGATATCGATCGACCTCGTCGCAGAGCAGCAGCCGGATCGGGCGGCTCGCGAGCCCCGAAGGCGCGTTCGCACCAACGATCGTCAGATGCCCGCCCGGAAACCGCTTGTGCAGGATCTTGTTGTTGCCATCCCGCGAGCGCGGATCGGCGATCTTGCCCTGCAGGCAGGGCGTGTCCCGCGCCATCGGCGAGAAGCGGTCCTTCGACCACGTCTCCGCGTCCCGCTCTGTCGGCATCACCACCATGATCGGGGCAGGATCTTGGTCGATGTGATAGCCCACACAGCAGAGTTGGGTTTCGGTCTTGCCCGTCTGGGCAGATGACATAACAACCACCATCTCGACGCTGGCATCAGAGATCGCGTCCATGATGCCGCGCTGGTATTCGGCACGACTGGTGCGCCATTGGCCAGGCTCAGCGCTGGCCTCAGAACTCAGCCGTCGGTTCTGGTCTGCCCAGTCGCTGATGGTCAGGTCCGGCGGCGGCTTCAGAACCGCCAGGGCCTTCGCCACCGTCCGCTTCAGGATCGGTGATCCCCTCAATCTCAGGGTCGGCCTCGAGTTCAATGTCTGGCTGCGCGAGATCATCGAGCACCTCGCGGATGGCGGCACGGATCAGGGTCCGGGTGTCTCCGACGGTTGATTGTTCAAAGGCCCGAGGCGCCAGCCGGTCAGGCAGGGCCAGAAGGCGAGTTCTGAGCAGGGCCAGAACAGCAATCCAGGCGCCCTCGATCTGTTCGGCCGCGATCAGCGCGCGCCGCTTCTCCTCAGCCTCCATCTCGGCCAGGTCCGCCCGCGCCCGGATGAAGCGCGCCCGTTCAGCTGCGTAGTCCGGCGCACCGGCCTGCGCCTTCAGAGCCTGATCGCGAAGGTAGCGCACATACCCACGCACGGAGCCGACCAGGTCGTACTGCCCCCGCTCTGCCTTCGGGATCACGCCTTCCCGGCTCAGCTGCTGGACGCGGCGTTCCGAGAGGTCGAGAAGCCGCGCGATCACGCCGATGGGTTGGGTGGCCGATGACATGAAGTGATCCCGAGCCCCCGATCAAAGCCATGGAATTGCTGCGATTATACTGGATGACCCTGCGCGAGAGAGCGAACCTGAGGTCATCAAGCGACGCACCCACGGAGCCGACCATGACCCTCGCCGAGCGCTACAACGACACCGCCTCCCGCCTGCTCCCCCACATGGCGGCCGACTTGGCTGTGGACCCGACCATCACCGACGCAAACCACATCGACGAGATCGTCTTCCGCCGCAGCGAGTATCTGGGCGGCATGGCCACAGCCCTCCTCGCCATGATCGACCAGCAGGACTGAGGGACATCCGATGGCCCGCCGAGTTCCGGACAATTCCGATGCCCTCAACGCCTTCCTCGCCGCCAAGGCCGAGATCGACACAATGCTGGCGCGGCTCACCGCCCTCAGCGCGGAGCATTTCGGGATCAACCCCGATGAGATCAACTGGGGCCATGTCGGCATCCTGACCAACGACCGCAACCGCCTGCGCGAGATCATCGA